GGTCTCGCCCGGCGCGTTTTGCCCGGCGATGCCGACCCCCCTACGCTGCGAGTTGGTACGTTTTCGCATAAACATTGAAGGAATCAGCCGATCTCGCACGTCAGCTGGTGCGCTGTTCGCGCTTCGTCTTGGCGTTGTGACAGGCGTGACAGAGCGCCTGCAGGTTCCAGCACCCCCAGAAGAGCCGCGCTTCGCCGCGATGCGGCTCGATGTGGTCGACTTCGCGCGACAGGGTCAGCACACCATCGAGGCGGCACCGGCTGTCGGCGGTCTCGGGCGCCTCGGGGTCGCGGTCGCCGCAGCGCGGGTGGTCGCGCAGGTAGGCTTGGGCGAACGTGCGCCAGCGCGACGTGTAGCCACGCTGGTGCGCGGTGCCGCGTTGCTGCTGGTGCAGCTGCTGGTGCCGCGGGCAGCGACCGCTCGGGACACGCGCGCTGCACCCACCGGGGAAGGCGCAGCGGCGCAGCGGCGCGGTGCCCATCAGGCGCCCGCGCGGGCATACCGTCGGGCTGGTGTATGGTTTTCTGTCCCCATCTGGGCTAGTTTTGTTTCGCGTGGAACGTGACTCATGCGGAAAACCACCCCGTTGAAGCTGTCGTTTGGTCGGTTGCCTGCGGCGCGGTGCCCGCGCTGCCACGTCAGCTTGCGCGCCGCCACCGGGCTGTCGCTCGACCCGTCGAGCAGCAGCGCGCCGCCGGTGCCGACCGACCTGACCTTGTGCGACCAATGCGGGACGTGGCTCGTCTTTACGCCGCTGCTGGGCCTGCGCCTCGCGCTGCCGGACGAAGTGGCGAGCATCGACCCGGCTGCGCGACGTCGCCGAGAAGATTGCGCGTGTGCCGCGACGGCGCCACGGTGTCGACGGTCTGGCTCGGCATGGACCATCGCGCGCAGCGCCGGCCGCGGCGCCTCTTCGAGCGCATGATCAGCCAGGGCGACGACGTCGCCGACTTCGCGCGCTTCGACACGGAAGCCGAGGCACTGGCCGCCCACGCCGCCGCGGTCGCCGCGTGCGGTGGTCCCGCCGACTAGCGCCGTCACAGGTCACGCCCCGCGGGTTTGCCGACCGGCTCGCGGCCCAGGGCGCGGATCGCCGCCTCGCCGATGCGCCAGTGCCCGCCGGGCAGTTGGATGGCGAGCAGCTTCCCGGCGGCAATCCAGCGGCGCACGGTCTTGCCGCAAACACCGAGTTGCCGCGCCGCTTCGCTGACGCGCAGTGCCCGATCCGCCGGCAGCGGATCGAACGGCACCAGGCGCACGTCGCGGCGGCGGCGTCGACTCACGGCCGCGCCCCGATCAGCAGCAGGATGCCGATGATGACCAGCAGCGCCGCCAGTAGGAACCGCGTCATCGCCGTGGCGGCCCCGCCGTGATCTCGCCGGTGCCCAGTTCGATGATCGCTTCCGCCTCGACGTCGACGCGGAGATTGGTCAACGTCAGCACCGCGCGGGTGCGCTGCCCGACTTCAGCGGTCAGGTGCAGCGCCTGCACGTTGTCGGTGATGTCGGTGCCGTCGAGTTCGATCAGGCACTCACCGCCGGTGTTGATCGGCGACAGGATCAGCCGCAGGCGCTTGGCGAGCATCACGACTCCTGCCCAACCACGGCGGTGAGCGGCGCGCCGCGGCGGCGATGGCTGCGGCGCGTCGTGCGCGGGCGGCGCTCGCCGGTGTCGATGGCGCGCTGCAGGTCGAGCACCGCCGTGCGGATGCCCGCGGCGGCGGCTTCGTGGTGGCGCAGCTGGTCGAGCAGGAGTTCCATCGCGGCGGCCAGCGTGCGCGGATCGATCAGGACGTCGGTGGGGCGGTCGGTGCTATTCATCGGAACCCTCTGGGCTGGCGGTGGTGGACGACGACGCCGGATCGCGCGACGTGCGCGGGCCGACCATGTAGGTTGGTGGTAGCGGGATCGCGATCGCGATCGGGCGCCACAGGTGCAGCGTGTGCGGGTGCAGGTTCACGTACGACGCGCGCGGCGGATGCAGTTGCATCACCGCGTCGTCGGCGTCCCAAAACAAATCCTTGACGAGCGTCATTTCCGCCCAGGTCGGCGTGCGCGCCTGCCCGCGGCGATCAGCATGAACGCTGACGTGCTCCCAACCGTCGCCGTCGCTGGCGATGACGAAGAGCCGCCAGCCGGGCGCGCAGGAGTCGAACCAAAACGCGCCGTTGTTGCCGTCGGCCGCGGTGCTCGCCAGTTCGCGGTGCGTCCGCACGCGGGCGGGTTCCGGTACTCGAAAACTCATTGCGCTGCCCTCGGGTGTTGCCGCAGCGCCAGCGCGCGGCGGATTAGGTCGAGCGTCGTCGTGCTCTGGAGTTCGCCGGGGGTCACGCGCAGCAGCAGCCAGCCGTCGAGCGCCGCCGCGTTGTATTTCGCCATGTCTTCCACGAAGCCGTCGTGCCGCGTGTGTCGGCCGCCGGATCTCGAGCCGCCTTCGACTTCGAGCGCGACCTTCTCGCGCGGCCAGCACCAATCGAATCGCCACTTGCGCCCCGCGGCGAGCGCGAACTGAAACTCGGGCACCGGCACGCTGACGCCGCACGCGCGGCACAACTTGTCGAGCGACACGCCGCGCGCGGTGCTGCTACTCACGCCGCCACCGCGTCCACGTCGGCGATGCGTTGAGTGGCATCAGCGACCGGCCTTCTCCGCAGCCTGCGCGAACTTCTGCCGCTGCGCCGCCTTGCGCCGCGCGATCGTCGGGTTGATCTCGACGCAGCCGCACGGCATCGCCCAGGCGTGACCGCCGTGCTCCGTCAGCCGCTGGCAGCGATGCGTCGGCAGGAACAACGACGCGCCCTCCCGCGCGGGCCGCACGCCGCACCAGTACTCGGCCCAGCCGCTATCGCTGCAGATGGCGCAGTCGTAGCGCCACTCCCGCTCGACCTGCACCGAGACCGGCGCGCCATCAGGCACCGGCAACGTGATGGTGAACGGCTGCGGCAGCGCGCGCTCGCGGTCGCGGTCCTGCACCGGCGCGACGAGCGCGAACGTGTCAGCGGCGTCGGCGTCGGCGCGCAGTTCCGCGGGCACCGGAAAAAACACGCGCGTGCGCAGCGCGTGCGTCACCGCGGCGGCGAGCACCGCGGGCGGCAGGTCGGCGAGTTGCAGTTCCCACTCGGTGAGCGCCTCGGGTGCGCCGGGCAGGATGAACAACCGCGCCAGTTGGTCGCGCAGCGCGTTGATCGCTGGGACGGCGGGCGTCATGGCGTGGTCTCCGGTAAGCGTTCCGTGACCCAGGCCGGAACGTGTTTTTTCTTGCGCGTGTCGGCGACGACCGCGGGCCAGCGTTCGTCGTAGCGCGCCCGCCAGAATTCAAACGGTTCGCCCGGCTCGACGTGGCCGCGCGGTCCACCGTCGGACCACTCGCGGTCGACCTGTAGCGCCCAGTCGCGGAGTTCTCGATCGGCGTTTGGATGGTTGCGCCGTCGCACGAATTCGCCGAAGAGCGTGGCGTGCAAGCAGACCCGTCCGCAGTGCGCGTGTGCTCGGTGCGATCGGTCGTGAATCGGCGCGCGCGCTGCCGCCAACGGCGGCGCAGCGGCGGTTTCCGCCGCCCTGTGTGTACTGTCCTGTACTGAGTTGTACTGTTCTGTACTGTACTGAGATGGGTTAGGGGGGTTTTCGATTGAGGTTTTCGGTAAGGTTTTCACGGGCACCGTTTCGGGCACCGTTTCAGTGACTATGTTTGAAGGTTTCGCGGAAGGTTTCGCGGAAGGTTTTCCGGTCTTGCGCGGGCGACCGCCCAAGTGCCCACCAGCCGCGCGTGATGCGCGGATGCCGGCGACCGACGCCGCCGATCGGTTGTGCTCCAGATAGTCGTGAATCTGCCACCCGCCCTCGGCGACGACCCAGAGCCGGGCGCGCACCAGCGCCGCCGCGAGTTCGCGCGCGACATCCGGCGCGACACCGAGGAAGCCGATCGCTTCGTCGGGAATGAAGCCATCAGTCAGCCCGTCCTGGCTGTAGCCCACGCCGCACAGCCAGAGCCAGCACGCCGCTGGACCGGCGTTGAGAAATTTCCGGTGCGTGCGCACGCTGGCTTCGATGTACAGATGCGCCATCGCTACACCCCCGCGGCTTCAAACAGCGGCAGCGGCACGCGATCGTTGATGCGGTCGAGCAGCGCGTGAACCTTCGCCGCGCGCAGTTCCATGTCCTTCTTCGTCGCCTTCGACTTGGAGTCAGCCATCGCAAACGCCGCCGCGGCCTCGCGGTGCTCGCGTTCCAGGGCGAGCAGGTCGGTCATCAGGTGGTGGACGTTGCCGCACTCGGGCACGTAGCTGTCGTACTCGGCATCCCGCACGCGATTGACGTACTCGACATCCTCGATCCGGCCGGCGAGCGGTAGCGATGACAGCAGGTGCGGGCACAAGCCGCCGCTGGTCGCCGCGTCGGTGACGTCGAGCACCGCGAGCAGGTTGCCGTCTTCGTCGCCCTCGACGGCATACACGGTCGGCTCGGCGCGGTGCTTCAGGAAGTATCTCGTCATGGTCATCAATCCTCGACTTGAAGGGCGCGGAAATGTTTCCGGCGGTCCGGCGGCCACGCCGCCATCGCCGCCAGCGTGTCGTCCACCGTGGAGAACGTCTGCACCACCGCCGGCCGGTGCAGCTGCGCGAGCGCGGCCCATGACCCATCCGTCAGCAGCGCGTGCAGGTCGTAGGCGCCGCCCGCGGCGTCGAGCACGATCCAGATCACGGCAAGACCTCGACCAGATAATCCAGGTCGTAGACGCCCGCCGCCACGCGCGTCAGCTTGTAGCAGTAGGCGCCGGTGTTGCCCTGGGCGCGCGCTTCCTCCATCGAGCCGGCGACGTCGAGCACCGGCGCATGATCGGGATCGTCGTAGGCGAACGTCACATAGATCACCGGGCGCCGCTCGGTGCCGAGATTCATGGCCATAACCCCAGCGCGCGCGCTTCATGCGCGCAGTAACGGGCGAACCAGACCGCCAGCCCGATACGGTCGCCGACGTAGGCGCCCCAGGCGGCCTCGCGCGGGTCGGCGGCGAGTCGCACGTTGAGCACCAGCCCGGCGCACGCCTGATCGAAGCGGTGCAGGCGGCTCACAGCCGCTCTCCCGCGGCGGCTTTCATCAGCACCGTTTGCAGGTGTTCCACGAACGAGCCGCGCACGTCGTCGCCGCAGCCAGCGGCGAGATCGCCCGCGACGAACGCGCACGCCGTCGCCCAGAGCGACAGGTCGCCGTCTTGGATCGGGAGTAGCTGGCCGTGATGATGGGCGGCCACCATGATCGCGGTCATCACAGCATCGACCATCACACCCGCGCGCGCGGCATCCGCGGCAGTGCCGCTGGTCTCGATCATTGCCGCGCCTCGCGGTGCGCCGCGGTGAAGAGCAACCCCTGCAGGTGCTCGATGAACTGGCCGCGGCCGTCGTCGTCGGCTTGCGCGGCAATCTCGCCCGCGAGATAGACCAGCGCCGTACACCAGAGCGAGGGGTCGGTCTCCTGATAGCCCAGGTGATCGCCGACCACCGTCACCGACACGCGCAGCGCGTCGAGCATGGCGACCACGCGGCGCGCGTCGTCGTGGGTGCCGCGCTGCAGGGCGGGCGATAGCTGGCCCGTCATACCACCGCCCAGACGTTGCCGCCGGTCGTGCCGTGACCGCGCTGGCGCCGCACTTGACCGACGCGCTGAATCAGGCCGCGGCGCGCGAGCGTGAAATAGACCGGGCCGAAGGCGCGGTCGTCGTGCGGCACAATCCCGGCCGCCTTGCAGGCGACGGAGACCATCTCGCCCGGTGTCGGGCCGTTCTGCCGCAGGAACGCCAGCACGAAGACCGCCGCCTGCTCCACGAACCGCGGTTGCTGCGCCTCGGCGCGCGCCGCCACGGCCGTCATCGCCTGATCGCGCGCGGCGCGCGCCACGGCCGGCGATGGCAGACCGCCCTCGATGGCGCCCTGCCGTCCGTCACACCGCCGCCGGTGGTGCGCTTCACTGGCATCGCCGCCGCAGAACATGCACAGCTGCCGCGTCATCGCGGCGCCGCCTTGCCGCTGATGGCGACGTCGCGCGTGGCGACCGCCTTGACGCCGGGCAGGGCGAGCCGTCCCTGTAGCGAGCGCGCCTGCTGGTCGAGCGCCTTGCCGTTGGCCAGCAGGAGCGGCAGGTATTGCGGCTGCTGCGCGACGAAGCGGACCAGGGCGAGCAGGTCAGTGACCTGCGCGCGCCACGTCACGCGCCCCGCGATGCCGGCCGGGCGCGGTGGCGGCGGCATCGACGCGACCGGCACCACCAGCGGCGCGTCGAGAATCGCGGCGGCGCCCTCGGTGTCGCCCGCCTGCTCCGCCGCCTGCGCGCGGTCCAGTACCGCCTCACTGACCACGTCGCGCGCGATCGTCTCCAGTTGCAGCCGCGTGGCCTCGATGCGGTTGTCCTCGGCGACGTCCCAGGCGACGATCAGATCTTTGGCAATGCGCTCGGCCAGGACGGCGTCGGCTTCGGCGCGGCGCTTCTCGGCGCAGAGTTCGCGGTGCGCCTCGTAGGCGCGGCGGATATGGTCATCGAAGGTCGCGGCAATCTCGAGTCGCAGCGCCTTGACGCCGATGGCGAAGTCACAGACGCGCTGATAGCTCTCGGCGTCGGTGATGGTGAAGGCGCGTGCCTTGTCGGGCAGGAGCAGCGCGGTGCCGGTCGCGTCAGCGGTCGTGACAAGGTCGGTCACAACCACCCTCGCTTCGCTTGGGCAACCGTCACCGCGGCGAGAAAGACCTGCTCGTCGCTGCGCTTGGTCAGCGGGATCAGCCGATAGGTGGCGTCGACGCGCAGCTGTAGACACCAGCGGCGGCAGCGCCGCGCGACGATCGGCGGCAGCAGGCGCACGTAGCCGGCCGTCTGATAGCCCACCCAGGTCGGCACGGCGCCGCTCTTGATGTCGATGACATCGAGCGTGCCGCCGTCGCTGTCGGAAAAGACGCCGCGCAGGTCGAGCGTGCCGGCGACGTTAAGCGCCGGGTCGCACAGCCGCTCTTCGTTGGCGTGAACGCAGAAGTTGCCGTACTGCAGGAAGGCGCGATAGGCGGCGAAGTAGGGCGCCACTTCGACGTCGTGCGCCACGTCGTCAATCGTCTGCGCGCCGGGTCGGTGCAACCGCTCGACGGCAATGGCCAGTCGCGTGCCGCGCCCGGCGTCACCGGCGGTATACCAGAAGGTATCGATCAGGCCGGCGTCCTTGAGCGCGGTCGTCACGCTCAGTTGCTCGCGCCCAGCAAAGGCGTAGCGGTGCCGCGCCGCGTCGAAGGTCAGGTCCGGCGGCGTGAAGTTCACGACGCACCGCCGCCGTCGCCCGCTTCAAACTCGGCGCAGATCTGCTCGTACTTGTCGCGCGTCACGTCGGCGGAATGCTCGAAGCCGTGTTTCGCCAGTCGCGCCTTGATCTCAACGTCGGACCAACCGCCGTTCTTGGCGATGGCGTACATGCGCTTCTGCTGCGCGGGGGAGATCACGCCGCCACCACCGCCGCTGGGCGCCGGGCGATGCGTCGTGCTCGCCGCGCGCGGCGGTGGCGGTTCGTCACGGCCGCCGCCGCTCTCGTCGCGGTCCACTTCCTCGGCAGAGACCTCACCGAAGCCCACCAGATTGCTCACGGCGCGATTGAAGGCGCGGGTGTGGGCGTGGCTGCGGATGTTGTGCTCGGTCGCCTGCGCGGGCAGCGCGCGCCATTGGTAATCAGGGTCGAAGTTCGGGCACCGCTCGGCGGGCCAGTGCTCCGTCCGGCTGCGGTTGCCGGGCTGCTGCGGGTCGGGATGCGGGCAGCGGAACTTGCCCGCCTTCTCGACGGCGAAGCACGCGCCATCGCCCTCCATCGAGCGTCCGCCGCGCGCGCTGGCGCGGCACGTCACCAGGTAGCCAAAGTTTTCGCGGCCGTCGGCGAAGTGCCCAGCGACTTCGCGGCGCTGCTCGACGGTTTCGACGGTGAGATTGAAGGCGACCGCCAGCGCGCGCCAGTAGCCTTTTTTTCTGAAGGCGCGGCCGTCGAGCACGATGATCTGATCCGGCATCGAGGCGTCGAGCGCCTGCTGCACCCCGCGATAGCCGGCGAGCGCCTCCGCCATCTGCGCGCCGTTGAAGACCGGCAGCGGCAGCGCGTCGACGTCCACGATCGCCGAGCCGACGAGCGGCGCCAGGGCCGTCGTTTGATGATCCATTGCGATTCCTTTCGAGCGGTGGACGGGGTGCTACCGATGCGCCGATGACGCGCGCGCGGCGACCCGATCGCGCGAGGCATTGCGCGCGATGCGCGCTTCCCGGCGGCGGCGCTCTTCGGCTTCCTTGAGCCAGCGCACCCCGGCGGCGTGCGTCACGGCCGCTTGGCGCTGCAGGTATTTCTCGACGTCGACCCGCAGCCAGCGGTAGGGGTGCCGCCCCCAGCAGGGCGGATCAAACGTGCCCGCCTGCAGCTGTTTGCGAATGGAGCCGACACCGACGCGGAGCACGTCGGCGACTTCGGCAAGGGTCAGGATGGCGGGTAGATGCGGCAGTTCGATGCGGGGCTGCATATCGCCGGTGAAGATATTCGGCGCGTGTGATTCCTGTCAAGAGTATAATTTCACACTTGGTAAGAATTAGTAGCAAGTGGTAGCGTTTAACCTGTTTTGGATTAGACTGCGGGAAACCGCAGGATCTGCTTGTAGTTTTTTACGGCGCGTATGAAGCGCGCCCGGTGACAAGGCGCCCCCATGACGTTTGGTGAGAATCTCCGCGCCGCGCGCGAGCGCGCGCAGCTATCGCAAGGTCAGCTAGCCGAGCGCCTGAAGTTCAAGCGCACCACGCCGTTGTCGATCTGGGAACATGGCCACAAGTTTCCCGGCCCGAAGACGATGATCAAGCTGGCGACGGCGATCGGTTGCACCACCGCCGACCTGCTGCACGGCGTTGAGACGCCGTACGACCGACTCCGCGGTCACGCGAGCGCGACGAACGGCGAGACGCTTACTGCGGACGAACGGCAGTTGCTGAAGTTTTACCGCGGCCTGTCGCCGGCTTTGCAGCGGCGGCACGTAGCATTGATGGCCGTAACACAATCGGCCTTGGCCGCGCTGCCGCCTCTATCAACTGGACGCACAAAAGATCTGCCGCCGCCGCCTGCACCGGCGCCGGTAGGTCGCGCAGCAGCGCGTCGACCAGCGCGGTAAAGGCGCGCGGATCGCCCAGGTCCGTCACCAGCGGCGCGGTGATCGGGATGCGGAGCGATAAGGCCAACGTGAGCAGGAGACTGACCGACTCACAGCGCTCCGCCACGGTGAGCGGAAAGTCGGCCGACGAGGACGACGAGGACGCGGGCGCGGATCGTGGCACGGTGGCCTCCTGACAACGACGAAGCGTGGGGGGGGGGCCAGCTTTGCGCCGTCGAACATGAATGGCGGATGACGAGTAGAAACCGGAGCGTTATGGTATGCGGCGCGGACGGTCTGCACAAGGCCACAAGGGCTAGCGGCACGCGGCGATCGACGGCGGATATTGCGGAGTCGGCACGCCTGACTCCAGCCGACAGAAAGGTAAGAAATGGCGACGAAGAATTCTAAGACACTGGCGACCGGGATCTACGCGGACCGCTATCGCATCATCCTGCGCGCCTCGGCGCCCGGTCTCAGGGCGGTGGAAGAGAAGTACCCGCTCGACACGCTCGATCAGCCGGGCGGGCTGAAGCGGTTGATCGCCCGACGGAAGCAGCTGGTCGGCGAACTGGCGATGCGCGCGCCGACGGCCGCGAACCGCGGCACGCTCGCCGCCGACGTGCCGGAATTCCTGAAGACGCTGGCCGTCACGCGACACCAGCGCGCGCTGAGTGAACTGCGACCGTGGCTGGTCGTGCTCGGCGAGACGCCGCGCCATGCGATCAGCCGGGCCGACGTGCTCGCCCAGATGTCGGCGTGGCACGGCACCTGTAGTAACGCGCTGATCGATAAACGGGTGCAGCGCCTGCGCGCGCTGTACGACGCGCTCGATGGTCTCGACGCGCGCAACCCGACGGCGCGGATCAAGTCGCTGCCGGGGCCAGCCTTGGAGCCGCGCGATATTCCCTACGTGTTGATCCGCGCGCTGTTCGCTGGGATGCCCGACTTCGGCCGCGCCGTCAAAGGGGTCGGCCGCCTGTCGTTCAATGCCTCCAAGATCCGCCTGCGGCTGATGGCGTGGGCCGCGCTGCCGCCCGCGCAGATCGAACGGATGCAGCGGAAGGATTTTGATCCGATCAGCAAGCGCCTCTACGGGCGACCGCGCCGCAAGGGCAAGCAGAGCGCCAACCCGCGCGCCGGGGCGTGGCTGCCGCTCAACGATGAAGCCGTCGCCGCGCTGTGCGACTACGATGCCGCGAACCTCTGGGGCCAGACGTTCTCGCGGGGCGGCTACCGCGGCGTGTGGCAGCGCGCGATCGAGCGCGAGACCAACCGCGCGCGGCGCGCCAACGATCAGGCGATGCTCGCGCTGCTGCAGAACCTGCCGCCCGCGTGTCACCCCTACGACCTGCGCCACTCGTTTGCCACCGCGCTGATGCAGAAGGGCGCACGCGCGGATGCCGTGGCGAAGCTGCTGCAGCAGACTGGCGGCAGCGCGCTGATCGAGCGCCGCTACGGCATCGGGTCGACGGACGCCAGGATGGTCGCGGCGATCAACCTCTGGGACGAAGCACCCGCGCCACCGCCCGCGGCCGACGGGCTGCGGTTGGTGGCGTCGAAGTGAGCGCACCCGATCGCTTGGTGTCAGACGACGTCGAGCAGCAGCTGCGGCAGTACCTGGCCATCCTCGCGCGCTGCGGCGACGTGCGGCCCAACGGCTACGCCTATCGCAACCTTGGCGACTTCCTGCTGCAGCGCGGGCGGTGGTTCGCGCCGCACCCGTTCCCGCCACGGCTGCAGCGCGGGCAGTTGGGCCTCTGCTTCCAAAACGCTTTCATCCTCGCGGTGCGGTCGCGCGGGCGGCTGCGCTACTGCGAGGGCATCGCCGCCGGGATCATTCCAATGGAGCACGCTTGGTGCATCGACGCCGACGATCGCGTGGTTGATCCGACGTGGCGTGACGACGACGGCGTGGGCTATATCGGCGTCGTCGTGCCACTCGATGCCGTGCGGGCGGTGCGCAAGCGCGGCACCACGTCGGCGCTCTTCGACTGGCAGGCGCACTTCCCGCTGCTCAAGGTGGGCGGGCTGTGATCGGGCCGGGCAAGTACGACGATGAATGCACCGCGGCGCGCCTGAAGACGGGCGCGCGCGGCGTGCTGCTGATTATCACCGGCGGCGATCGCGGCGACGGTTTCTCTTGTCAGGCGGATGCCGCGACCCTGCGCAGCTTGCCGGATATTCTTGAACAGGTCGCCGCCGACATACGCCGTACTGGCCCGTTTGGCCCGGTGCGAAAAGGTTGACGCCGAGCAAAGCGATCAGGCGCGTGCTCGCGGTGCTGCCCTCGACGGTGGCGCCCGCGATGCGCGCGCATAGCCGGTGTGTCGCCGCCACCCGGATCGGCATCGACGCGCTCGCGCAGTTCGGGGTCGTCGCGCTGCCGTTCGCCGTCGACGTCCAGGTCTTCAATGCGGCGGCGGTGCAGTGGGTGCTCGACGGCTCGCCGGGCGGCACGCCCGAATTCAAGCGGCGCGGCGCCTACTACCTGACCACGCTGCGCGAAGCCGTGCCGCCCGACCTGCGCGTGCCGCCCTCGCGCGTCAATGTTGGGCCGGTCTGGGACGGGCATCTGGTCGCGCACGCGCCAGCCCATCAGCTGCTGCTCGACTTCGATGCCCGCCAGCTGTCGCGGCCCGAGTTCGGCATCGTGCTGCCCGAAGCGATCGCGGTGCCCTGGGCCGCCGATGCCGTGATGGCTGAAGCGGTAGACGACGACACCGGCGCGCGCCTCGTCTATCGGCCGCGGCCGGACGACGTCCGCTGGCAGGCCGCGCGCGACTGGCAGCAGCCCGCGCCCGACTTGGTGCGCGCCGTCGTCCGCGCTGCGAGGCGAGCGCCATGCTAGGACGTCACCAGCCCCCCGCCCTGCGACGAACCCCCCGGCCCCCGCAGTCTTCCCCTTCCCGCGCTCGACGCGCGCAGCCAGCAGGCGCCCAGCGGTCAGGGGCGGAGCGGCTTCCGACGTCGCGGCGTCGTGGCGGGGTCGCGCGACGGCCGTGGCTTGGTCCCGTTGAGCGCCGCCGCCTTCGGCTTCGTGGCTTCGTGCAGGTTCGCCGACCGCTGGCCGCCAGGGAAGCGGCGCGGCACCGAGCAGACCGGGCAGGCGGGGTCTCCGCAGTCATCTGTGCAGCAGCCCATGCGCGGCACGGTAGCACCGCCCCACGGTCGTTGCCCACGAAGTTGCCCACGAAAACTCCCGGCTCGTCTTCCAATCGCGCTCAATCGCGCCTAATTCTTATCAAGCCGCGATCGGGAATTTCGCGGGGTTTACGGGCACGAAACGCAGAAACGCCCAATGTTTGCGGTGATCAATCGCTCAGGACCGCCCGATAGTGTCGGCCTTCAGGCGAGACGAACACTCACGGCTGAAGCGGTGTATTTTCAACACGTTACGAAGAGTGCCCACGTTTGTTGCCCACGAAAATCCTCAAAGCCGTGAAACGCTGCGGGGTTTTGCGCTTGTCAGATATTCACGATTGATAGATAGTTGCCCGCATATGCTCGCAATTATCCGCGATTGGACGCCCGCTTGAAGCGGCCCGCGCGCGCGCCGCGATCGTTCGCCGCCAACCTTGGCACCCTCGTCGGCAAGACCCTCATCGACCGACTCACCGCCACCGACGACGACCACTGCCCGCTGCGCATCGGGCGCGGGCCGAAGGCGCAGCGATGGTCGATGCAGCAGTTGGCGGTCGAACTGGGCGTCACCAATGCCCGCTCCGCCCGCCTGCTGACCGCCGCCGCGGATAGCATCAACGCCACCAGCGTGCGCGACCTGTACAAGCGGTCGACGCCGTACACCTTCGCCCTACACGGCTTCGGCGATACGACCATGTATGTGCTCTGGCGGTTGTTTGAATCGCAGGGGCTGGACCCGGATGCGTGGGCCACCGCGGGCGACAGTGACGCGGCGCTGGTCAGCTTCCACTCGATGAAAGAACGCGAGCGGAAAGCCGAGGCGCGCGCGACCGCGGCCGACAAGAAACACGCGCGGCAATCCCGCCGCGCGGCGCACGAAACGGCGGTTGCCGCCGTGATGACGAAAGCCACCCCATGACCGACGACGTCCAGAAGCTGATGGAACTGCGCGCGCACCACGCGCGCGAGCTAGCCCGGATCGATGATGCACTGCTGCTGCTGAAACAGATCGGCGCCCTGACCAAGCGCGCCGAGAAGATGACCAGCACCGCGTCGAAGACCAGCGCCGCCGCGAAGACGAAGAAAGGCCGCGACCCACGCGCGGAGCACGCCGCTGCGAAGGCTGGCAGGCGCCCGATCGACACGCTGCGGCAGTTGTTTGCGGCGGCGGGCACCGCCCCGGTAACGTCCGAGTTCATCGCCGAGCAGACCGGCCTGCCGACGGTCAAGACCAGCATCCCGCTGTCGTGGCTGAAACGGACGGGTGAGATCAGGAAGACGCGCGACGGCTGGATCGTGAAGAGACTGAACCTGCCGACGAACGGGAGCGGCGCCCATGTCTGAGAAGCCCGAGCCTGCACCGCCGGACCTGACCGACGATGAGCGAGAGTGGCTGCAGGCGTGCCGCCGCTTACGCGAGCGACCAGCCGCCCTGCGGGCGGCCTTGAAATTTCTCGAGGTACTTGCCGCCGATGTCGGACGGGGGCAAACAAAGGCGAGCAACTGAATGACCGACGTGACCTGCAACAGCTTCCGCCCTGACCATAACGGCGAGTGCCTCAACTGCGATGAGCCGTACTCGGAGCACCACTGCCCAGGGTGCGGGCGCGTGATCCCTGACGTCGAGTACAACGCCATCGTCGGACTGACGCAGGCGCTCGCGGCGAGCAAGCGCGGGCTGCGCTGGATGTCGGCGGCCTTCCTGCTGCTCGCGCTCTCGTTCATCGCGCTGGCCGCAGCGGTGGCGTTGAAGCGGTGAGCGTACGCAACGAGGGCCGGATGCGCGCCCCATGACGACCGCGCACCCGGCCCGATTGCAGGATCAGGTTCTCCCCCCTACCCGCCGCCTACTCTAGCACCGGATCAGAGAATCGGGATCTGGATCGTGCCGGCCACGCGCGTGGCGTTCACGCTGACAGTAAACACGCCTTGCGCGACGTCGCGGTAGAAGTACATAAACCCGCCCTGTGTCGCCAGCATGGTGAGCGCCGGCGGCCCGCCGTTGTCGGAGCAGATGCCCGGCGTTTCGCCGACGGGCGACCCGTTGACGCCGTTTGGCAACGCCATGATCAACTGCGTGGCCCCGGCGATCACGACTGACGACGCGGCGATGTCAATCGAGTACGTCAGCACGCGCCCGCGCTGGATGTACTGATCCACGACGCGATCACCGACATCGACCAGCCAGCCGCCGGCCCCGGCATTGGACGAATAGTTCGCCGCGGCGAATGGCGGCGACAGCACCGCCCCCGGTTCCCAGAGGAACTCCCGCCACCGCGATGCTACGCCGTCGTAGAGCAGCAGCATCGCGCCGCCCGCGCCGACGATCTGCCCTGATGCGCTCGGGCAAATAATCCGCGCGTACCCCGTTGAGGCAACATTCTCGGTGTAGACGCGCACTGACGTACCCAGGCAGAGAATCAACACCCGGTCGCCGCCGCGCGGCGCGCCGCCGTTGATCGTGATCCCGGTGATGTGTTGATCGGCGCCGGTGCAGCGCAGCAGCGTGAACGACTGCGCGAGGTTGCCGTTGTGAATGTTGGTCGCGGACATGTCGACCGGCACCAGCCCATCCCAGGCGCCGGCGCCGTTGAGATAGCGCGTCGAATCGTTCGGCAATTTCGGCAGCAGGCCGTGCGCCAGGGCGGTGGCGTTCAAATCGGTGTTGTCGTCAGGGGGCAGCGCGTCATCCAGTTTGACGGCGCCGGCCGGTGCGCTGATGCCACTCATGGTCAGGCCGCCTTCATGACGCCGCCGGCCGCGATGGCGGCCCACTGGATCGTGATGTTCGATCCGTTGGTCGGGGTGTCGACCAGATCGAAAAAGAGCAGCGGCACCGCGGTCGCGTCGTTGCCGGTGTGCAGGAAGACGATGGCGCCGCCGATGGTCTCGCCCGTCGCCAGCGCGGCGAAGACGACGTCGTCGGCATCGAGGTAGGCGAAGTCGGCGCTGAGGTCGGCGCCGAAGGTCTTGTTGGCCAGCACCTGCCGCGCGTAGCCGGCGACGGTGAGTTCGTGGCTGCTCGCATCGTTGGCGGTGCCGTCATCGAGCGCGGCTTGATCGGCGTTGGCCACATAGGTCGCCTTGACCAGCAGCACGCGCAGCGCGCTCAGGTCGACGGACCCCAGCATCGCGCCGACGAGCCGCCGCTTGCCTTCGTTGTAAATCAGGTTCGGCATATCAGTCTCCCAGTTCGACGCGCCGCAGCAGATGCTCCAGCGAGTACAGGTAATTGCTGGCCGTCACGTCCCGCCACGGCAACTGGCCAGGGATCTCGAAGCCGCTGATCACGACCTGCTGAATCTTAAACGTGCCGACGATGTTGGTGGGCGGGCCGAGATTGATCGTGATGGTCTTGCCGCTGCGCAGCTTCGCGTCCCGGCTGCGGAACGTGACGCGCTGTTCCGCCAGGGCGAACATCGCCAGCTCGGCGACCGCGCGCGACTGGCAACTGGCGATGGTCAGGCGCCCGTCCTGCACGAAGTATTCGTGGATGCCGTCGCCCTCTTCGAGCGCGGCAAGGGCCGCCGCGCCGGCCGCGTCGAGGACTTCGACCAGCACGTTGACCGGATCGCCCGCGAGAATCGGGAACAGCACGCCCGCCGCCGCGCCGGGGGTGCTGACGCCGGTGATCATCGCCGCGGCGATCACTTCGGCACCCGCGCGCACGGCCGCCGCCAGCGATCCGTCGCCGCTGGCTGGGATGCCGACGAGCGCCACGCCGCTGATGCCGGTGTAGCGGAGACGCTGCGCGCCGATGTAGACCCAGCCGCCGCCCGCGTTGAACGGGGCGACCGACTCCACCAGCAACGTCGTGCCGCCGATCACGGCGCCGATGGTGGAACTGGTCGGCGCGTCCTCGCCGAGTTCCTTGTCCCAGAGCGTGTCAAGGAAGGTCGTCGTGACGTTGTCGCGGATCTCGGCCAGGAACCGATACGCGCTGCCGTTGGCTTCCGTGCGATAGATCCGCCGCGACGTGATGCCGGCGCCGCCGAGCGGGATGTTGTAGACGCTGACGACCGACCCGCCCGCGGTGTTGGTCGGCGGTTCGGCATCGCCGAGTTCGTCGTCCGTCTTCGAGTCGAGAAACGACGCATTCGGATAGTCGTTGTTGCTGATCTGACCGACGAGGAAGAACGTCGCGCCGCCCGCCTTCGTGCGGTAGATCCGCCGCGCGACCGTGCCCGCGGCGCCTTGATACGGGATGACGGTGATGTTTTGCCCACCCGCCGTGCTCACCAGGGGCGGCGCCTGCCCGGCCAGCGCGTCGTCTGGCAGGGTGTCGACGTACAGCTGCTGCACGTTGGTCTGGAGTTCGGTCACCAGCGCGTAGGTGACGCCGCCCGCCTTCGTGCGATAGAGCCGACGCGCGATGGTGCCGGTCGGCCCCGGCGGCACTTGCACCCCGATCGCCTCGCCGCCCGCGGTGTTGATGAGCGGCGAGGCGGCGATGAGGGCCGGGTCGGGCGTGCTGTCCGTGAACAGCGTCCCTGCATCGATCTCGCCGACGAGGTAGTAGGTGCCGCCGTTCGCCTTGGTGCGATAGACGCGGCGGCGCAGCACCCCGGCGGGCGCGGACGGCAGCTGCACCTGCGCCGCGCCGGGAATGGTCCCGTTGAAGTAGGTGTTCTGGTCGCCGCGCCAGTGCCCGTCGATGGCGCCGTCATCGACCCACGATCCGCTGGTGTTGTCTGGAATGTCGGCGACGAAGTACCAGTTTACGGGACCGGCGACGTTCTTGTTGCGATAGATGCGGCGCCCCACGATCCCGGCCGGGCCGATAGGAAGATTGGAGACCAGCAGCTGCCGGAACGTCGGGCTGTTGATCAGCACGGCATTGCTATTCCCGCTGCGCATCGTTGTCTCGCCGTTCGGTCCAAGAAACGACACGGCGTACATGTAGGTCAGCCCCTGCACGAGCGTGCCGCCCGCCACCCCGGTGCCACTCACGGAGGGCGCCGACGCTTGCCCGACTCCGGTGGTGATGGCGAGGCCGCTCCCAAACGGGCCGCCGCCGACCGCGCCCAGCGTCGTCTCGCCGAGCACGTTGACGTTCGTCAGCGCCCAGCGATACGTCGCCCCAGCGGTGAGGCCGCCAACCGTGTTGGCCAGCTGCGCCACGCCCGGCGCCGTCGGCGCCGCGATTGGTGACGCGGTGTAATTGATCGCGGCAGACGGCAGCGTCTCGCCCAGGGCGGTGACGTCGGTGTGCTTGTAGCTGTAGGCGCCGACGAGCACGCCATCGGCCGCGCGCGCCGCGTAGAAGTTGAACGTGCCCGGCGGCGGCACGGCGACGGCGGTGATCGCGTTCTCCAGCGGTCCCGTCGTCGTCTCGCCCTCAGCGGTGACGTTCGTGCTGCGATAGCGGTAGGCGCCCGCGAGTCGGCCGACGCCCGCCACCGCCGCCAACTGCGGATAGCTTTGCGGGTAGGGAAATGCGTTCGCCTGCACGCCCCCAGAGGCCGGCCCCGGCGCGGTTTCACCCGCCGAGTTTTTCAGGCTGACCCGATAGGAGACGACGCCGAGCACGCCGCCGGCGCCGGACGCCAGAGTCGCGCTGGGTGTGCCGCCCGCGCCGCTGGGCGCCGGCACGCCGCGCACCGTCGAGCCGAGACCGCCCGGCAGGACGCCGGTATAGGCGAGCCGCTGCACGCCGCTCTTGAGTAGCCCGCCGGTGGCGCTGTACCAGCTGCCTTCTTCCACCGGGATCAGGTCGGCACCGGGCGCGACGTCGGCCTTGGCGCTACTGCCGCCGCCCTCGACAATCACGCGGGTGCGGACCTGCGAAATATCCGACGCGCGCACCAGCGCCTGCACCGGGCGATGCACGTCGGTGATCGTGTCGGGCGCGTCGACCGCTTCGGTCAGGAAGAAATGCACGTCGCGCTGATAGTCGACGTACCAGTAGGCGCCGATCAGTTTGGCGATCCGGGTGAGCGCGCGCGTCGGCGCTTCCCAGGTGAAGTCGATGCCGCTGATGGTCGGCAGGTTGGGGGCGACGTGGCCGGTGGAAAAGCCGCTGGTGAAGCCCTCGATCAGCGTGGTCACAATCGTGCTCGCTGACTGCGCGCCGAAGTGCCAGCGCACAAAGCGCCGATCCAGCAAGCGGGTGTAGTCGGTCGCGTTGCAGTGATAGGCGACGTTGGCCGGCGCGCCTTCGTAGACCTGCTCGACGCTGGTGATGTGGCCGGCGAACTCGAGGTTGTTGATCGTGCCGACGCCGATCTTGATTTCCTGCCCAGCGACCGGCACGAAGCCCTCGGCAATAAAGGTGCAGGTGTTGGGCGCCTCGTCCAGTTGGTCCTGAATGCTGATGCTGCGGCGGCGAATGTTTGCGGTGCGATAGACACCCCCGATCACAATCACCTTGACGGTCAGGTCGATGGTCAGGCCCGCCGTCCCGCTGGACAGCGCGAGCACCGCGGCCGGCGGCTGGAGCACGCTGGCGCCAACGGTCCGCGCGGGGACCGGCGCCGAGAGGGCCAGGACCGCGCTGGCGGCCTGTAGGCCGATGCCGGTCGCGCCGACAGGGGTAGACAGGGCCAGGTCCGCGCTCGTCGCCTGGAGGACCACGTCGCCGCCCAGGACGACGGCGTCGGGCACGCTCAGGGTGAGCAGGCTGTAGTCCGCGCCGATGACGCCGGGCGCGCGGCCGAAGAGCAGCAGCACGGCTGGGTCAGCCCTTCGTGTAGTAGAACCGGCCGCCGACCGACACCGCGGCCGAGAGGTTGAGGATCAAGCCGTTGCCGGCGGCGGTGACGAACCACGGCTCGCCGTCGAAGTCGAGGAACCATGAGCCGCCAGCGGCGAGACTCACCGCCGGATGGAAGTCGGCGCCCGCGCCGTCCTTGAATTTCACGCTGACCGCCGCCGCGGCTTGGATCCACATGCGGAAGAGCCGGATCGTTTGCGCGGCGGTGCCGACGAGCAGGACGTTGTCGCCCGCCGAGGCGATGGTGATCGCGGCAGACGCCAGCCGCGCCGCGCCCGGCAGGTAGAGCCGGTTGGTCGTCGGGAACGGGTTGGCGTCCGACGTCTTCAGGTTGGTGCCGTTGTCCCCATGCACCGGCTTGAAGATCTGCGCGTGCCGCGCGCCCGGCATTTCCTCGGTGGCGATGATCTTCCCGGTCCCTGGTGTGATTTCGATGTCGTCCACGGCGGTGCCCTCTTCGATGTCGGCGGCTCAGGCCGTCGAGAATTTGCGCGACCGCTTCAGGCTGTCGGTCAGCGTCTCGCTGACGAAGCGCCGCAGTTCTTCGCGCGCCGCCGGGTTGTTGGACAGCAGCACGCCCGACACGTTGACGACGACCGCGCCACCAGCGCCGCCGCCCTCGGCCGCGCCCAGCGGCGTGACCTTCTCCCAGCCGTGCAGCATCGCCGGGGTGCCGGTACCAAAGTTCTGATAGCCGTCGGTGCCGCTGGCGAAGCTGGGGTAGTCGGTAAACGGCGTGTGTGCGCCCATCAGTTCACCGCCACGCTCAGACACAAACAGGCCGGCATCGCGGTACGCCTTGGTAAAGCTGAAGCCCTTCGGCACGTTCAACTGGAACGCTTCCGCCTTCGCCGCGGTCACCGCGCGCCAGCCGCCGACCATCTGATCGGAAGCCTCTTTTTGCTGGCGGGCGGTTTCGGCAATCGACGCCGCGATCCGCGCGTCGTTCTCGTCCTGCAGTTGCTGTTGCGTCTGCAGTTCGGTCTCCCAGGTCGCGGTGTTGTCGATGAGCGCCTGTCGCTGCAGCAGCAGCGCCTTGGTGCCCGCGTCCACTTCCGCCACCGGCGCGGCGTTGAACGTCTGATCAAACCCAGCCACGCGACCGCTGCCCAGGATCGCCGCGCCGCCCTCCGGGTTCGCGGTGCGCCCGGCGAGCTTTGTCAATTCGGCATAGAGCGCCGACGCGGTTTGTCGCTCGCGTTCCATGACGCCCATCGCCTTCAGGCTGGCGTCAATGATGTCCTGCTGCGCGTCCGCCGTCATATGTGCCGCGCCGCCCACCTGCCGCACCGCGTCGGCGTATTCCTTCGCGCGCTGGATCAGGTCGCGGCCAAACAACTGATCGGACAGCTTGTTGATCTTTTCGATCTGCTCGGTCTGCGCGATCAGCCCGGTGATGTCCTGCCCGGCGACGTGGCCCATCGCCTCGCCGACCTTCGTGATCGACGTGGCCAGCTTGTCTTCCTCGGTGCTGAGGCGCTCGCTGACGTAGCCGAATTCAAACGCCATCTCCTTGAGTTTGCCAACTGCGGCGGTGGGCATCCCGACTTTTTCGGCGAGCGTGGCGGCACCAGCGGCGGCCTTCGCCATAGCGCCGTAGCCCTCAGACTTCAGCTGCACCATCGCGTCATACCAATCCGCGGCGAACGAGTGCGCGGCACGCGCGGCGCCCATGAGTTCGTTGGCGAAGTCGACCAGCGCGGGCGCCAGCGGCACCAGCACTTCGGCGAGCAGCGCCTTGCCGGCGCCCATCAGCGACGTCATGGCATCGCCCAGGTTGTCGAGGTTCTCGATGGCTTCCTCATCGAGCACCAGCCCCATGTCGTGCGCGGCGCGGATCATTTCGTCCATGTTGGCGACGAGCAGCGGCAGCACCTCGCCCGCGCTGCGGCCGAAGACGTCCATCGCCGTCGCGGTGCGCCGCGCCGGGTCTTCGATGCCCGCGATACCCTTGGCGATCGCCTTGAATTGATCCTCCGGCTTCATCGCCATCAGGGCGTCGAGTTCCAAGCCCATGGCGCCGATCGCCGACGTGGCGCCCTTGTCGCCGCTCCCGAGCCTGTTTTGCATCTGCCCGATCGCGGTGACGACGCTGTCGATGCTGACGCCGACCTGCGCGCCGGCCGCCGAGAATTCCTGCAGCGCCGTCGTGCTGACGCCGGTGCGTGCCGACAGGTCGGTCATCGCGCCCGCGAAGTCGAGCACGGCGTTGACCGCGCCGACGATGGCGGTCACGCTGAAATACGCCCCGAGACTTTTCGCCAGCCCCTTCACGGTGCTATCGAGGCCGGTGATGTTCGACTTGATCTCCTTCAGCTGCGAGTTAAAGCCGCCCATTTCCATGGCGACTTTGATCATCAGCGTGGCAATCGGCATGGGTTACTCCGTCGTCGTCGTGTCGTCGTCGTCCACCGGCGGCGACCAGACCATCTGGTGCGCAACCTCTGGCTCAGTGCCGCCGCGGATCAAGTCGCGCACTTGCCCTTCCAGCAGGAGCAGCGCCTGCCAGCGGCGAAACTCGGTGGCGCTCATCGAGCGCAGCAGCGTGTTGACCGTCATGCCGAGTTCGCGCGCGAGCGTAAAAGCGAAGTGCTCGGCGCTATCGGCCTTTAGTCGTTTTTTTCCTTCTCCACCGCTTCGTCGTCGTCGCCCAGACCCGAGAGCCGTTTCGCCACGCGCGTGAGCCGGTTGATGATCGCCGCCTTCTGCTTGCGCAGCAGCCCGAAGTCGTCTTCGGAAAACAGCCGGTTGCCCTGGTCGTCCCAGCAGGTGCGCTGCAGCAGCCGTAATTCGCCATCCTGTTTCTTCATCCCGACGGCGTTACCGCGCGCGTCGAATTTCAGGTTGGAGAGTTGATATTCGCGGTTCTCTTCGGCGGTCATTTCACGCACCAGCACGACGCGCTGCCACTCGGGCACCGGCACGCGCTCTTCGCCGAGCGAGACCTGCGCCCGCAGGAACGACTTGTCGCTTTTGCTGGCGACAGGGAGCGGCGGCTCCCCGCGCGTGTCGTCATCCATCGCTGCCTCCCGACTCATGCCGTGGTGTACGCCAGCTTGCTCCCGGCGTTCTTGATCTCGATCGTCGGCTCCTGCGAACTGCCAACCGCGCCGCTGATCGGCGTGTACTTGAAGATGCGGCCGCTACCGGTGATCTGTTCGTTCGCCGGTCCGACCGGGCCGGCGTCGTGGCGCACGATCACTTCGACCGCCGCACCGCCGACGAGCGGGCGGATGGTGGCGTTGGTCCGCCCCGGCGTGTAGTTCTGCCGCAGCTTGGCGACGATCGTCCACTGCGCCAGCCCCGGCTCGGCGCTCTCGGCGGTGTGCGTCATCACCGTATCGTCGTGCTCCGAGAAGCCGTCATTGACCTGCACTTCCCGGCACTCATCGCTCAAGTCGACGCCGTTGATCGAGATAAACGCATTACGAAGAATCACGATGCCCTCCCTGTTTTTACTTGCCGAGAATGACGACGAGGTCGAAGTTCGGCGCCGTGCCGCCGACGTCGAACATGGCGCGCCACCACGGCTGACCCGCCGGCGTGGGACCGTGGATGCTGATGAACGCCGACCCCGGTCCGGTCATCTGCGGGAACGCCGCGACTGGTGTCAGGACCAGCGGATCTTCCGCGTCGGCGGTTTGGATGCTGACGTCCAGCGTCGGCGCGGTGCCGGTGACCGCGAGGACGTGGATGGCGGCGTAGGCCGTCTGCCCGGCCGGCAACACGCCCAGGTCGTGCATCGCGCCGCCGCCGTCGGCGACGACCGGCGCGAGTTGCAACGTCCGCCCAGCGACGGGCGCCTGCCCGCGCCCGCGCACGGTGTAGCTGAAGGCCAGCAGGTTGTTGACCTCCGCGCCGTGCTTGTAGGTGAACTCCGTCGCCTTGAAGAACTCGATGGCCTGTGGCCCGTCGTCGGGATCGCCGCTGATGACCGTGAACGGCACGTCCGCCACACCCAGGTTGCGGCGCAACACGTCGTGCGCCTCGCCCGGCCCCAGCGTCACGAAGCCCGCGCCGGTGACGTTGATCGCCGGCATCGCGGGCACGAGGTTCTCCGCGGTGTGGCCGAAGGTCGTGCCATCGCGCTCGGCCGGGTTGAGCTCCACGCTGATGGAATTGTGGTCGCCGCTCAGGTCGTACTGGCCGACGAGCACGCGCGCGTTTCGGATGATCATTCGCTTACCTCATAGCCGCAGACCTTGCAGCACCACCGCGCGTGGCCCATCGTGGAACCGGTATCTTCGCGCTCGCTCGCCGGGTGATCGCACGCGGTCAACAGCGGCGGCTCGGCGGTGTCGAGCAGCACCGCGAGCCGCTCCAGCGCCACCGCCGCCCGCTCGATGGCGGCGCCGACCTGCTCGATGCCGTCTGATGCGCGCTCGGCGGCGGCGGCGAGCCGTTCCTGCAGCACTTCGCCCGGCGTCACGGCGTCTCCAGCCAGCGCCAGATCAGCACCAACACCGCGGCGACCACGACCGCCCAGACGACGACGATCAGGAACCCCGCTCGCAGTGTCTCGCGCGGCGTCATCATGGCTGTTCCCCTTCGCGCAGGCGCGCGTAGAAATTGGCGACTCGATGCTGCACCTTGACGCCGCCGATCACTTCGTCTTCGCCCTGCTGCTGCGGCAAGACGGCGATGTCCTCGACGCGCCAGCCGACCGCGAGCAGCTGGGCGCCGTCGAGCAGCCGCGTCACGTTGTCGAGCACGGCGCCCAACTGCAGCGCGCCCTGGTAGGTGGCGAAGACATGCACTTCGATCGAGCAGTTCTGCCCCGCGCGGCCGAAGGTGTCCTCGCGCTCGGTCGGCACGACCTCCAGCCGCGCCACCGGGAACGTCGTGTTGCTTTGCGGGATGTCATCGTAGACGCGCGCGCCGATGTTGCCCGCATTGAGCACGCCGTAGACCGCCCGCTGCAGCGCCGCCATGCCGGTGCCGGATGCGCGCGCCATCAGAGCAGCCCTCCGCCGGTGAACTCGTTGCCGATCTTCGGCGCCTCGGCGGCCAGTCGCCGCACCGCCGCGGCATAGGCGCGGTTCGCGCGGTCAAGGTAGTGCGGCTCTTCCGCCCGCGCCGCGTCGAGCATGAACGGCACCGCCCGGTTGTGGATGCTGCCGAAGTGAACGAAGCGCGCATAGCGCGACGGCTCGACCACGCGCCCGCCAGGGCCAACCCCGCTGAACCGCGCGGGCAGCACCGCCACCCCCTTGCGGATGCCGACGGTGCCCGAGAGCCGCGTCTGGTAGAACCGCCACGCGATGAACTTTTTCAGGTTGCCGGATCGCACCGGCACCTTTTCCGCCGCCTGCCGGGCAATCTCGCGCAGCGTCAGTTCGGTCGCGCGCCCCAGTTCCTCGCGGAAGACCGGGTCGAGCCGCAGCAGGGCGCGGTCGACGTCGCTGGCGTCGACGCCTGCGCCGCTCGACGTGGCGGTGAGTGCCATCAGTCGGCCTCCGTGCAGTCGAGTTCCAGAAACGGAATGCGGTGCTGCACCGTGCGCACCAGCCCGACAATCTCCAGCGTGCGCGTGCCCCAGGTCAGGCGATCGGCGGCGTGAACATCAGGCCGGTCCCAGATGCGAACGTGGTAGGCGATGGCGGCGGTCATCGCCTGCGTCTGGATGCGCTCGATGGCGGCGGCGGCGATGACCGACGCCCAGACGGTCGCCACGTCCTGCCAGTTGTCGCGCCGCCCGCCTTGCCCATCGCCCTGATAGGTCGCGGTGATCGTGCCGTTGGCGACGTCCGGCGTGCCGAAGGGCACCGCGTAGGTGAACGTGTCGACGTCCACCACGGTGACGACGACGCGCCCCAGGTAGGGTGGCGCGTCGGCGCCGCTGATCTCGACCTCGTCGCCGCTGCTGAAGCCGTGCCCCGGCGCCCGCGCGGTCGCCACGCCCGCCGCGGAGACCAGCGCCGACACGACGACCGGCACCGCGGCGTCGTGCTGCAGCGTCACGAGTTCATCGAGCGCGCCGATGATGAAGCGGTCAGCCTTGGACGGCATCAGGCCACCGACGGGATCACATAGCGATTGATCAGCGACTCGACGCCCATCGGCACCGACGGCTCGGCGCGTGGCTCGCGCTCGTCGCCGCGGTGCATGGCGATGTCGGCGATCAGCAACAGCACGGCGTGAATCAGGTCCGGCGGCACCGCCGCCTTGTCGACGTACCCGGCGTTGTAATGCACGCGCACCGCCCCGACCACCCGCGCCATCGTCGGCGCGCTGCTGAAGACGAGGCGCCCCGGTCGCGCCGACAGGTCGGCCCAGTAACTGCCGGCGTCGACGTCCGTTTCGTCCAGGTCGGCGCCGATGGTCACGACGTCATCGACCGACACCACCGGCGCGCGCGGCAGATCGATCCAGCCAGGGAAGCCGGCCCACTGATCGAGATACAAATTCCACCCCTGCGGCGCCAGCGCCAGCTTCGTCTCCCGTTCCACGATGCCGCGCGCGGTGCGTATCCACCGCGGGATGTCGAGTTCGTCCGGCGTGCCCGTCGGCCACTTCAGGTGGCGCAGCACTTCAGCGACCGTCACCGGCTCTTCGTCAATGGTCGGGAAGTCGACCTGCTCGGCGGTGGCGCCGATGCGCGTCTGCCCAAGGGCGGTCGTCCAGATGACGCTGTTCATGGCTTGCCTCGCTGCGGCTGCTGCTGCTTGCGGCGCTGGCGCAGCTGGCGCGGCGTCTCGATGACGCGCGGGCCAGCGGCGGCCACCGGCGGCCGTACCTCGAGACCGACGCCGTCGCGCGCCGGCATCTGCGTCACGCGGATCTGCCCGCGATAGCCGGGCGACGTGCAGGTCGTGTGCTCCGCGTCACAGACCGGACAGCGCGGCGGTGGCGGCAGCAGCCAGCTTCCCATCGGCGTTACCGCTTGCGGTCGTAGCGGCTGCGCACCGGCACGTTGGCGCGCTTGGGCGGCGCGGCGCCCCGACTGGCCTCGGCGGCAGCGCGGGCGTTCGCATCGCTCTGCGCCTGCAGCGCCTGCGCTTCGTCGCTCGCGCCGTGGGTGGCTTCCGCCTCGCCGTAGGGCGCCATGATGCCTTGCCCGGCTTGGACGAGCGCGGTCGCTTCCTCGACGCTGACGCGCACGTAGGTGCCCGCCTGCACCGGGTGCCGCTCGTCGCCCGCGCCGAGATCGCCCTTCGACAGCAGGCGCACGCGCACCGACGGCGCGTTGAGATCGATGCTGCCGCCGGCCGGTGGTCCCGATTCTTCCTCCCCTTCGCGCGCGTCCCGCTCGTCGCGCGGCGCCGGATCTTCGCGGGCCTCGGCGCGCGCGCGGCGCTTCGGCTCGTCGTCGTCGTCGTCGTGCTGACGCTTGCGTTCGGTCATGGTTCGTCTCCTGCGAAAAGCCGGGCGCGCAGCCCTGCGGCCACGCGCCCGCCGGGTGTTTACTTCAGGCCGGTGACGTCACCGAAGGCGCCGGGCCGATAGACCGCCAGCGCGAGCCGCTCTTCGGCGCGGATGGCGACGAGGTTCTTAATGAAAAAGTCCTGATGGCTGTTGCTGGCCTCGACGCGGATGCCGCCGTGCCGGAACACCTGCGCCGCCTGCCGCCACGCGCCGACCGTGGCGAGGTTCGCCGCGATCGCCGGGGTCAGCACCACCGGCAGACCCCAGAGCGTGCGCGCCGTGCGGCCGGAGAACGGGCCGCCCGCGACGTAGCCGCCCGCGTCGTCCTTCATCAGTTCGATGCTCGCCCAGTTGGCGGCGTTCATCACGATGCCGTCGGGCGTCATCATCGCGGTCGTCTGGATGTACGCCATCTGCCGATAAATGGCGTCGGCGTTGCTCTCATCGACGGCCGTCACCACCGGCGGCGCCACGCCGACGCGGTTGCGGACGCCGATGATGTCCGGCGCCACGCCGCTGCCCTGCAGCAGCTGGTCTTCCTCGGCGAGCCGCACGCCGTACTGCAGGCGGCCGTCGACGTACGACTGCGTCTGCGGTTCGTCCTCCAGCATCTCTTCCGTGATCGGGAGCCAGTGGGCGATCTTCCGCACCGGGTCGCTCGCCTGCCCGAAGGTGAGCGTCGACTCGGGCTTCGCCGCGCCTTCCAGCACGGTGTCGGCGGCGTTGACGAAGCTGGTTTCCTTCATGTAGGTAATCAGGTTCGACGTCGTCGTGCCGGGCGCAATCAGGTCAGCGATCGTCAGTTCCCGATCGAGCGCCGGCAGGATGCCCGGTCGGCGATCGGGCACGATCAGGTCGCCGCCCGAGCCGGGCGCGGTGGTCAGCGTGGCGGCAAACATCCGCGGATCGAAGAGTTCGGCGGATGGCGAGCGCCACGCCGACATCGTCCGATGCCCACCCTTGCGGATGAAGTCGTACGCCTGCGAGGCGGTGAACTGCGCGCCCAGGGTGAGGATGCGCGAGGGCGGCGCCGCGCCGGTCGGCGTGTGCCGCACCAGGGCGCCCGCGCTGGCGGTGAGCCGTTCGATCTCGTCGCCGATCGCCGCGTCCCCGCGCTTCTGATCCAGCTGCGCCTTGATCTCGCGCGCTTCGGCCGTCAGCTTCTGCACCGCGGCGCGCTCGTCGGCGGTCGCTTCCGGCTTGGTCGCGTCGAGTTCGTGCTCCCGCGACTTGAAGGCGAAGGCTTCAAACGCCGCGGTTGCCTCGGCGGTCTTGGCGCGGTAGGCGGCTTCGAGGTCGGTTACGTTACGCATGGTCGGTCTGCTTTCTGTTCGTCGTGCGGTTGATTACAGGTCCAGCAGATCCAGTTCACACTGGAGCAACCAGACTTCGTCAGGCGTGCGGTCATGGCCGGTGGCTGGTGGCTCATGCGGCGTGCCGGTCGACTGACTGAGCGGAGCAGCGGTGTCCGCGCGGAGTGCCGCGCGCGCGCCAGCCGGGCGCAGCTGCTGCGCGGCGGCGGTGGCGTCGAGAGAGGCGATCACGCTGTCGAGCGTGGCGATGCGGTCGACTAGTCCCGCCGCCAGGGCGGCACGCGCACCAAGCACGCGACCTTCGCCGTAGCCATTGCGCACGGCGTCGACCGACGCGCCGCGGCCGGCGGCCACGCCCGCCACGAACCGCTCATGGCACGCCTCGACGCGCGCGACCAGGGCGGCGTGCGCCTCGGGCGTCAGCGGCGCAAACGGGTTGCCCTCGGTCTTGTATTTACCCGCGCTGATCAGCGTCGTCTTGACGCCCATCTTGTCGGCCGCGCCGCTGGCGTCCTGATGCGCGGTGAAGACGCCGATGCTGCCGACGTCGCCGCTCGGGGTGACGACGACGCTGTCGGCCTGGGCGGCGAGCCAGTAGGCGGCGCTCGCGGCGAGGCTGCTGGCGACGGCGACAATCGGCTTGATGCCGCGACTGGCGCGGATCTCGTCGGCGAGTTCCTCGATGCCGTAGACGCTGCCGCCCGGCGAGTCGACCGCCAGGACGATGGCCGAGACCTTCGGGTCATCGCGCAGCGCGCGGAAGTCGGCGGCCAGCTGCTCGGTGCTGGTGCCGCCGCTGATCGCCGCCATCATGTTCATGCGCTGCGAGAGCACGCCGAAGACGGGCAGCACGCCGACCCCGTTGGCGGTGACGTGGATGTCGGGCCGCCCCTGCGGATCGCCGCCGATGCGCGCGCGGATGTCGGCGTCGTTGAGCGTGAGGCCGGCGGCGCGGAGTTCCAGCAGCGACGTGATCGCCAGCAGCTTCGTCGGCAGGATCGCCCAGGGCGTCTCCCGCACGTCGGCGATGATGTGCGCATATCGATCACTCATGGTCGGCCTCAAGCGCCGGAACTGGACGGCCAGCGCGAAACGGGTTGGCGCCGCGGTGCAGCCACTGCTGCGTCTCGGCATTGATCAGCGCGGCGTACTGCGCGGCGGCTTCGGCGGCGACCGCGGGCGCCACGCGCGCGTCGGCGAGCAGGTGCGGCAGCAGCGCGGCGGCGAGTTCGGTATTCCAGCGGCCCAGGGCGAAGCGGGCGCCGCGCTCGCCGGGCGGGTCTTTCTGCACCCGGCTCTCCTGCCGACTCCAGAAGGCGCGCACCGTCGTGGCCCACGCGCTCGCCTCGGGCGCATCGAGCGCAGGATCGCTGAAGCGCGGGTCGCCGCCAGGGTTGGCCATGTTGAGCGGCGCGGCTAACTGGTCGGCGGTCGGGTCATCGAGCGACGGCAGATTGAGCCGGCCGCGGCCTTCGTTCGGCGTCATGATCGGCCGCCCGATCAGCGTGCGCAGCGAGGCCGCCTGCTCTTCAAACGAACCGGCCAGCTTCGCGGCGATATTGAATTCGCAGTAGACGCGATCGACGTCGGTGAATTCCGGCAGTACCTGCCGCTGCAGTTCCTGCACGATCATTTCGAGCCACGGCCCGAGCGAGTCTTGGTACAGGTTCTTGTGCTGCTCCTTGATGTTGCTGAAGGTCGCGTGGTCGAGAATGCCGACCATCGGCAGCGGGATGTGGTAGGCGCGGGCGCACTCTTCGGCGGTTAGCTTGCGCGCGGCGGCGTACTCCGACTCCTGCGCGGAGAAGCCGTTTTGCTTCCACGTCATGCCGTCTTCGAGAATCGCCGCCTTGCCGCTGTTGCGGATGCCGGCGTGCGCCGCCTGCCAACTGTCGCGGAAGGTGGCGCGCTGATCGGCGTCCCACTTCGGCGCCGTCGCCGGGCGCTCGATCACGCCCTCGATACGCGCGGCGTTGGCCCAGAAGTGCTGGCGGTACTCGTTGGCGGCAATCTCCTGCGCGAGAATGCGGCGCAAGGTCTCCAGCGGCGACAGACCGGCGAGCGGGTTCTCCGGGTCGTAGCCGCCGAAATGCACGACGTCATCTGGGGGAAACTCCTGCCGACTGCCGTTGAGCGACGTCCAGATGAACCGCTGCGGCGACAGCACGCCCTGGATGGCGACCTGCTCGGGCGGCAGGCGCAGCAGCCCGATCCGCCCCCCGGCGCGCAGCTTCAGCCAGTAGGCGTTGTAGTAAACACCCATGTCCTGCATCAGCGTTTCCACCAAGCGGTACTGCGTCGTGTAGCCGTTCGGCGCCGCGAGCAGTTGCGCCAGCGGGTGATCGATTAGCCGGGTCCGATCGGTGTCGCTTTCGCGGCGGAAGACATGGATGCCGAGCATGGCGATGTTGCGCGCGAGGAAGTCGACGACGGTGCGGATGTTCGGCTGGGTGCGATAGAGCGCCGCATAGGTGCGCGCGTAGTCGTTGTAAATCGACAGGCTGCTGGTCGGCGTCCACGTCGGCGCCGGCGCCGACAGCGCCTGCGCGGCGCCGAAGCTCTGAATGATCGCCATCAGCCCACCACCTGAATGAACGCGACGTTGTCCCGGTGCAGCACCACGTCGCCGTCGACGCGCGCCTGCGGCGCCGCCGTCGACAGCGCGACGACGTCCTTGAGCGTCAGCCACGGTCCGCGCTGCGCGAACAGCACGCCTTGCAGCGCCACGCTGGCGTCCGACTTGAGATTGACGACGACGCGGCGCAGCAGGCAGGGCACGCGCCACCAGCAGCACCACGCGATGAACCGCGTCACACGACCTCCACGCCGTGATCGGCGTAGGCGGAGACCGGCTCCGCGTCGGCCGGCAGGCCGGCCATCTTGCGGGCGATGATCGCCGCCACCATCAGGTCGATCCGGCCGCGGCTCTTTTTCTTCGTCGGGAACAGGTTGTCTTTCGAGTCGCGCAGCACGATGACGTTCGCCGCGTGGTGCGCCATCAGCGGGTTGCTGTTGGTGTCCACCAGCCCGTCGAGCACGTCGGCTTCAAACTCTTTCGCCGCTTGGCTGATCTGCGCGACGTTCTGCGGCACTTCCGTGACCACGAAGTCGTCGGCCTCGAGATCGTTGGGCAGGTTGCCGGCGTTCCACGGATCGATGCCGACTTCCTGAATGTCGTACCGCTCGCCGAGTTCCACCAGAATGTCGCGCACGGCGGCGTGCTCGATGCGCTTGCCGGGATTGGTGCGCAGCACGCCCGCGGCGATCCACTGCGCATACGGCACGCGGTCGCGCAGCGCGCGGTCGGTGACGGTCTCGTCGGGCGTCAGGCCGATGCCGAGATAGCACCAGCGCGCGCGCGTCCCCTCGGGCGGGAACGCCAGGACGATCGCGGTCAGGTCGGTCTTGCTCGACAGGTCGACGCCGGCCCAGCACGGTTGCCCGTCGAGATAGTCCGGCGGCCACGGCACCGGCGATTGCCCGGCGCGCCAGCCTTCCATCGACAGCCAGGGGGTCGCCGCGCTCACCCAGAGGTTGCACCGCTTCTGCTGGAACGCCGCGACGGCGCTGGGCTGCGCGCGCGCCTTCGTCACCTGGGCGGCGAAGTCGGCTTCGTAGACGCTGACGCCGTAATTCGGGTTGGCTTTGATCCACGTCGCCGGTTCGCGCCAGTCATCGCCGATGTCGGCGTGGGCGATGAAGGTGAAGAACGTTTCGTCCTCCACGTCGCCGTCGAGAATCTTGCAGGCGTACTCATGCTGATCGCCGCAGGGCGAGAGCAGGTTGGTGCCGGCGGTGGTGATCTGGAACATGACCGGCTGCAGTCGGGAGCCGGTCGCCGTTTCGAGCACGTCGACAATGCCGCGATCGAGCAGCGCGTGAAACTCATCGAGGATGATCAGGTTGGGATTCAACCCGTCGGTGCTGTTGTAGTCGGCGCCGAGCGGTTCCAGCTTCGCGGCGATGTCTTCGCGGAAGAGGCTGTGCGCCAGCGGCTGCACGTAGCGGCGCAGGCCGCTCGAAATGATCAGGCGGCGCGCGTCACGAAATACGATCTTCGATTGCTCGCGCTTGGTCGCGGCGCAGTAACCCTCGGCGCCGCGCTCGCCATCAAAGAACGTCACATACAGGGCGACGACCGCCGCCTCCAGGCTCTTGCCGTTCTTGCGCGGGATCTCGTTGTACGCGGTGCGGAAGCGGCGCAGCCCGCTGACGCGGTGCTTCCAGCCGAAGAGCGAGCCAAGCCGAAACAGCTGGTGCGGCTGCAGCACGATCAGTGTGCCCGCCCAGGCGCCCTTGTAGTGCTTGAGCCGCTCGGCGAACCGGACGAAGCGCGCCGCCGCCTCGCCGTCGAGCCAGTAGGGGAAGTCGGGATCGCGGTCGCGCGCGCGGCGACGGTCGCGCAGGTGCCGCACGGCGGCGAGCCGGTGATAGCGCCCGGCCGGGATCGTGCCGTCGACCACGCCGCGCGCGTAGCTGTCCATGGCGGCGATGACAGCCGCCGCGTGGCGCGTCAATGGGTGGCCTCGTCGCCGTCGTCGTCGTCATCGAGCAGGGCGGCGCGCGTCGGCGGCACGTCGGCGAATTCAGCCCAGGGATCATCGCGGCCCAGCGATGACGTGGTCACGCGCGAGCGTGACGACGGGGTCATGCCGAGTTCCGCCCACAACTTCGCGCAGAACATCAGCGCGCGGCGGCTGATGGCGAGGTAGGGATTCTGGACGACGGCGCCGCCCTTCGTCTTCGTCAGCAGTGCCGTCTCCCGCGCGCGCCGCGTGGCTTCGTGGTACAGCGACTGCTCCAGGCACAAGGCAATCATCAGCGGGCGATCGGCATCGGTGATCTGCCGCGCCAGACGGAGCACGGGCACCAGCTGCAGCCAGTACTGGCGCGCGCCGTCGTCGCCGTCGAGTTCCGCCGGCAACTGCACGAAGAGCGCCTCGGTCACCGACGGCCGCGGCTCGGCATCGTTCAAGCGGCCGTGACCGGGGTTGCCGCGCGCCCGCTTGACGTCCGTCGGCAGCGGCTTTCGACCGCGCACTAGGCGCGCCCTCGACCGCGCGCGGGGTGCAGCGCGCTATCACATACTGAGCAGGAATTCACGGCGCGGAGATAATCGCAGGTTTCCCTAAGAAAACCAAACACTTGCACACCGCCGCACAGAATCGGCGCAATCGCTGCCCGGCTGAAATTCCCTAGGGATTCCGGCGATCTCGAGACAGGCCCCTCGGATTCCCTAGGGATTTCGCCTGCCATCGGTGCGATAGACACTTGCATATCGCACCGGTCCGTTTTAGTATTGCTTCATGGCGAAGATGACCCCGCAACAAATCGCAGCTGCCGCCGCAAAACGCGCAGCATCCGTGGCCGCCCGCAAAGCAAACGGCGGCATGACCGTGAGACAGCAGCGCGCAGCTGCGAAGGCCGCGAAGGCGGGCCAGACGTATACGCCGCCGCCGCCCAGCAGCAGCAGCTACAGCAGCGGGCACGGCACGTATCGCTCGCGTCGTCGTCGCCGCTACGGCGCGACCAGCAGCTACGCCCCGCCGCCGCCCCAGGCGCCCGCCTTCTCGACGCCCAAGCCGAACTACCGCGCGCTGAAGCTGGCCGCGATGGTCGCCATGGAAGCCGCGATGGTGCAGCGGTTCGCCGAGACCGGCGTGACCCAGGACGCGCGCGACGGCTACGCGAAATACAAGCTGCTGAAGACGCGCGCGCTGGCCCCGTCACCGACGCCGGAAATGCAGAACGAAGCCGACACCGCGCTGCGCGTGGCGATGATTCAACTGATCAAGCTGGCCCTCTAAGGGTCAGCTTTCCCTAGGGAAACCGAGGCACTTGCACACTGCCGCACAGATTCGCCGCCTCGGTCCGATAACGTATTGACAATCGGACCGGTGCGATTCATAATCATCTAGTCGATTGATTGAAACCGCAAACGCGCTGACGCGCACAACCTGAAGAGAGAAGAGACCCCATGACGACCAACACCACGACCGCCACCGCCGCCGCCACCGTCGACCTCGCCACCATCGAGAAGCTGGCGATCGAGAAGCTGAATAAGTCGGCCGCCAAGTCGGACCTTGACGCGCTGATCATGGGCGCGCGCCGCTCGATGCTGTTGATTGACGTCAGCGGCTCGATGGCCGAAGCCATCCGCTCGGGCGGCCGGAAGATTGACGCGCTGCGCGGCGTCGTCAAGTCGCTGCGCGAAGAGTGCCCCGTCCCGACCGCCGCCTTCGGCATGAACCACGGCCACGTCGTGCTGGTCGAGTCGGTGCCCGAGCCGCAGGCGTCGACGCCGATGGCCGCCGCGATTGAATTCGCCCAGCGCGAAGGTGCGAACCACGCGGTCATCGTCACCGACGGCCAGCCGGATTCGGAGGGCGCGACGTTCGCCGCCGCGCGCAGCTTCGGCGGCCCGATCGATGTTTTCTACGTCGGCGACGGCAACGACCGCGGCGCGCAGTTCGCCAAGGAGCTGGCGGCGCTGACCGGCGGCACCGCGAACCTCGCCGACCTGGGCAAGCCCAAGGAACTGCAGGGCAAGATCACCCTCCTGCTCGGCGACGGCGGCCTGTAATGGGCCGCCTCGTTGACGGGGCGGCAGCCGCAGCTGCCGCCCTCGGCCTTCGGATTCAGGATCACTCCGTCGACACCGGCCGCGGCGGTCGGGTCGCGGGCTACGCGGTCCGCTCGCGCGCGGGTCGCCTCTTCGGCTACGTCGCCCAGGTCGGCACGTCGTGGCTCTGGGCGACGTCGAACGAAGCCAAGCGCGGCGAGCGCAGCAGCTGCGAGCGCGCGATGGCCACCCTGCAGGAGCAGAACGGCGCGCAGCGCACGGCGCCGCTCGACGCGCCGCACCCGGCCGACTCGCGCGACGTCGAGCCGCTGCCGCGACCGGAGCCGAAGCGACCGACGTATGAGCCGCGACCCCGACCGACCGCTGCACCGCCGCCGCCCTCGGCGCCGATTCAATGGGGCAACTACACCAGCACCGGCTCTGACATCACCGACGCGCTCAAGCGCGGCCTCAATAAGTTGAAAGGTTGACCCCATGACCAGCACCGCCCCCGCCACCGTCGTCACCTGCCCGAACTGTCAGCAGAAGAACCGCGTGCCCGCTGTCGTCGCCGACGGCCAGCACGCGCGCTGCGCGCGCTGCAAGTGCCCGCTGGCGCAGCTGCAGGACGACGACGACGACGACGACGACGCGCAGGACGACGACGACGACGACGACGCGGCGGCCTTTAAGCAGTTCGCCGCGGGCGGCGCGCGATGACGCTGACCGGCTGGGACGCGATTCTCGCCTCCGCGCTGACGGTGCCCGGCGCGGCCGACCCGCGCGGCGCGCTGTCAGCGGACGGGCAAGAGTTCGTCTGGGCGCGCTGGAACGCGCCGACGTGGTCGACGCATCAGGCGATGCAGCGGCTGGGCATCGCGCTGCTGCCGTTTCCCGAGGCGCGCACCAGCACGATCGGCGGCTTCGCCACGCGCGACGGCATCGCCCTGAATGCGCGCGTGCGCTTGAAGGTCCGCACCGCCGCGCACGAACTGGCCCACGTCCTGCTCGGCCACGTCCACGGCACCGGCGACGACGCGCGCCGCCCGATCGAGGAATTCGAGGCCGACGCCGTCGCGCTGCTCGTCTGCCACGCGCTGCAGCTGGGCGAAGTCGAACTCGCCGACTGCCGCCACTACATCCAACAGTTCGCCGCGCGACCCTGCGGCGGTCCGCTGCCGACGTCATGGACGGCGATCAAGACCTGCGCGCGGCGGATTCTCGACGCGGGCCACGGCCGCTTCTGGGTCGCGCCCGAACCGGCGCCGCTGCAGGTGCAGTCGGCCGCCGCCTTCGCCAAACGGATCAAGTTAGGAGCACGGTAATGGAAATGACACAACTACTCGACGCGCTGCGCGACCTGCTCGACGCCGACGACCACGACGTGAGCGTGGTCATGTTGAAGGCGATGCAGCGCGCGGCTGACGCCTTCGGCGACCCTGACAGCGCCGCCGGCCGCGCCTGCCTGCGCATCGAGGCCGCCGCCGCGCAGCTGCTGCAGGGGCCGCGATGAAGGCGCCCGAGTATCGGCGCCGCGTCAGCGCGGCCGACCACGCGACGTGCCCCGAGTGCGGCGCGCCGCTGGAGATTGACCCCCAGGCGCAGCGCGTCGACGGCGACGTGGTCACCACCGTCTGCGTCGGCTTCTGCAGCGGCTGCGAATTTGTCCATGAGTTCAACCCCGATCAGGAGATACAGTGATGGAAACGCAAACAACTAACGGAGCGGTCAGAATGGCGAAGACGACGACGAAGGCGAGCAAGGCGGCGCAGAGCCGCGCGGCGGTGCTGCTCGGGCGCAAGGGTGGTGCAGCGGGCACCCCCAAGCAGAATGCCGCGCGCGCGGTGAATGCGAAGCGCGCGGGTCGGCCGCGGCGGGTGTGCAACTGCTGCGGCGAACCGGTGCGCGGTGGCCACGTCGACATCAAGCAAGACAGCCGCTGCAAGGCGCCAGGGTGGCACTGGGAAACGCCGAACGAAAAGCGCGCCGCCGCGGGGGTGCAGTGATGCGCTTTCGGCTTATCGCGCGCAAGGATGGATCGTCGGCGAGCCGCCGCGCGCGCCGCTTCCCTGACATGGCGGCTGTTGACCGCGCCATCGCGCGCTGGCGCGCGGACGGCTTCAATACGTGGTGGCTCTTCGATGGCGACGTGGTCACTCGGCAGTGGAACGCGGCGCCCGCGCCCGCGACTTCACCGGCGCGCGACGACGAGGCGGCCGAGTAATGGCGACTCTGTTGACGGCCAGCGGTGAATCACGCGACGTGCCCGGCCCGCTGACGCTGGTGCAGATGCAGACGCAGGTCGGCGGCTGGATCGAACTCGTCACGCTGCGCGTCGAGCGCGGCGCGCGCATCGCGCTGGTGGTGGACGACGAAGGCAAACTGAAGGGCAAGCCGGTGAACATCGCGGCGACCGCGCTGTATCATGCGGCGCTGCCGGGGGTGCAGGACGTCATCGTCGGTGACGCGCTGCTGGTGCGCGTCGAGCACGAAGGCGTCACGGGGCAAGAGGCATGGCGGTGACGGCGCCGAAGCGGCCGACGGCCGACGACTTCCGCCGACTGATGCCGCGCCAGTTCACGAAGACGACGAAGCTGTGCGCGAAGTGCTGCGCGCGGGTGAAGTGGGACGACGACAAGCGGCGCATCATCTGCCCGCGCTGCCAAGCGGAGTACTGATGTTGATCTTCGTCAAGGGGCACTACGTGGCCCTGATTGCCGACGGCCGGAAGACGACGACGATCCGACCGTGGAAAACCTGCAAGCTGCGACCGGGGGCGGTGCTGTCATTTAACGGCCGCCTCCGTGCGCGGCTCACCGCCGCGGTGCCGGGGCGGCTCGGTGACGTCACGGCCGCCGACGCGCGGGCTGACGGCTTCGCCACGCTGCGCGAGTTCCGCGCCGCCTTCCTCGCGCACTATCCCGCCAGCACCGACGACACCCCGATCTGGACGCTGCACTTCGCCCACCCGACCGCCGCCCGTTAACCGCCACAGGTGCCCGCACGCGGCACACACCCAGGCATCCCAGCACGCCGCGAGCCGCACGACGGCGCCGCACTCGCCGCACGCCGCGCGCGTCAGTCGCGCCGACGAGGCGCCAGCGGCATCACCATCGCTGGCGCCTCGCTCGGTCATTTCTTCGGCGCCGCGCTGTCGGGCAGCGAGTTGTCGGGCCGCGACGGCGCGCCACCCGGCAGCGAGTTGTCGGGCACCAGAATCAGCCCCTGACAGGCCAGCCACTTCACCACGAACTTGGCACCGGGCACGATGCCGGGATGCGGCAGCGAATTGTCGGGGCGCCCGCCGCTACCGGGCAACCCCTGGTCGGGCCGGCCGCCGCTGCCGGGGAGCGAATTGTCGGGGCGCCCACCGCTGCCGGGCAGCGAGTTGTCGGGGCGCCCGCCGCCCACGCCGAAGCCGGGGTCGGTCGGGTCGAACGGGAACACCGGCAGCAGCGCGATATGCCCGCCGCCCGGGAGCGCGTTGCCTGGGTGGCCGCCGCCGTAGATCGGCCCGGTCGACGGATAGCCGCCGCCGCCCGGTAGCGAGTTGTCGGGGCGCCCGCCGCCGGCCGGCAGACCGCCGCCGAAGCCGGGATCGACCGGGCCGCCGCCGTCGAGGAACGTGATCATGGCGAGTCGTGACTGGGACATTTGGGGTTCTCCTGATGGTTTCCGGTGCGCGAAGATTCACGGACGGTATAACACGGCGCGACGTCAGACGTGCGACGTCAGACGCGCTCGGCCCAGAGAGCGCGCGCGGTCGCGGCATCGAGCGGCGCGCCGACGTATTCAAACGACGCGGTGAGCCGAAACGACGGCTGCTGCCGCGCCTTTTGTTTTTTCAGCAGGTCGTCGCCGTGGCGCTGACGGCTCGGCATCGACGGCGCGCGGGTCATGCGCCAGAGCGGCGAGCGCGCCCTGGCGGCGATGAACGCGGGATGGCTCGTCGTGCTGGCGTAGCGACACCCCGGCACCGCGCCGGTGGCAATCGACGCGACCGCCGCCGACTGCGCCATGCCGATGCCGACGCCTTGGAATTCCGGTAGGCACACCGTGCGATGCTCGCGCCACTGACCAACGAAGCCCATCACCGGCAACACCGCGGTGAAGCCGACCGGCTCGCCGTTGACCAGGGCGACGAAGCAGCGCGCCGCGCGGTGTAGCTCGGTGTTCAGATAGTGATGCGCACGAAAGCGCGGCCAGAGTGCTGCGCCGCGGCAGCGGCGGATCTCGAGATCGATGGCTGGGCGCCGTTGAAGCTCCCTCCAGGCGAACTGCTGCAGATGCGGTTGGTAGATCCAATCCGGCTGCAGCCATGCCTCGATGTCGTAGTGACACGACACGGCGACCAGCTGCTGCTTGGCGCGGCGCACGGCGCTGGCGACCGCGGCGCTGCCGATCTGCGCGACCTGCCGATCGACCACGCTGGTGAACTCATCGATCACGGTGACCGCCTCGCCGGCCTCGGCGAGCGCGCGGGCCAGCGTGACGCGGAACTGCTCGCCCGTCGACAGCACGCCGAACGGGCGCAGCCACGCCGGCGGCGACGAGAAGCCGACCGACGAGAGCAGCGCGGTGATCGCCTTCAGGCCCAGCGCCGCCGGGAAGCCGTCGACCACGCTCTTGTCGGCGGGCCAGTCGAAGCCGCTGACGACGCGGTCGCCGAAGACTTCGCGGGCGATGGTGCTCTTGCCGGCGCCGCTCGGCCCGACAATCAAGCCGATCGCCCAGGGCCGGTCCTCGATCGGCAGGTCGACGTGCCACACCAGCGGGTCGCTCGCCGTCGGCGGCAGATCGAAGAACCCTTCCAGCTGCATCACGCGCGGCGTGCGCTGGAGCGGCGTGCGCCTTACGACATGACAGCGCGGCATGACTTGCCTTCCTCGGTGAGTCGCGTGAGCAGATCCGTTTGCTCGGCCTCGCTCGCGCACTCCACGATGACCACGAACTGCGACGGCACCGCATCGATCACCGCCGCGCCCCCCGCGCCGCCGCTCTTCAGCAGCTTGTCGAGTTCCTTGTCGAAGAAAAACGGCGCCAGATCCAGGCCGCTCGCGGCGTCGACCTGCAGCTGCGCCACGTTCCAGTCGGCGAGTTCCGCCACGCGGTTGTCGAACATGGCGAGCCGCCGCTTCTGCTCGTCGGTCAACCCACGGCGCCGCACCGCGATGACCGTCTGCCCGTCGGCCTCGATGACCTGCAGCTTCGTGATGCCGACTTCCGCCGCCGCCTCCAGCACGCCGTTGCCCGCCAGCACGACGTCGTCTTCGTCAATCACGATCGACCGCGCCGCGCCGACCTGCTGCAGCGCGTCAGCGAGCATCCCGATGTTGCGCGGGTTGTGCGCGCGCCGGTTCTCTGGGTCGGCCGTCACGTCTCGAATATGGCCGACCTTGGCCAGCCCTGCCGTTTTTCCCATTTCGTGCATCCTCCCGTTTCGCATGAACGGCCACCGTCAGGCGCCCCGCCTGCCGTCACCAGCCTGCGCCAGAACAACGAACCCCGCCCCGCCCTTAGTCAGCCCTTCACCCGGCGCGTTCGTCGTTCCTGGCGTCTCCTGCGCGGGATTCCCGATTTTGTGCAGGGGTGTGTAATTTTGACTCCCCAAATCCCGTCGGCGGGCGCCGCCCCCGGGTGGGTCTCGCCCGG